CTATGCCGGCCAAGAAAGTGACCGTACCGGAAGCGACCTTGGCCGTGACAATTAGCCTGTATATATGCCCTTGCGACAACTTGCTCCCGAGATATCCCTTGTTGAACAGCACCCATCCCTGATTGCCGGACGAGGACATGACCGTCATATTACCGCCGGAAGTGGAAGCCGTCAAGGTACCCGTCCCCTTCTTCAACACGCTCGTATACGTGCCTGATGTCAACGAGGTACCCAACAATATCTCGTCACCCGTTATAATAGCCTTCTCGAAATTAGCGGTCAAGGTCTTATTAGCGTCCCAAGTGACGTTGTGGGTCTGGTTCCCCCCATCGCTCCAGCTGACAAAGCGGTAACCGGAGGCGGGGGTAGCGGATACCGAGCGTACCGTCCCCTTGTCGGCGGCACCTCCTCCAGACACGGTACCGCCCTGTTGCGGGTTGGCTATCAGGGTCACCGTATATTGAGTCACCTGTATCTTGGTGAAATACGCGGTTATCCCCTTGCCTGAGACATCCCATGTAACCAAATGGCGTTGGGCGCCACCATCGCTCCATCTGGAGAACTCATACCCATCGTTGGGTATAGCCTCCACGTACTCCTGCTCTCCCTCGTATTTGAACAGCATAGATCCCGGTGTAGGGATTGTCGTACCTCCCTCCTGCGGAGACACGTAGATCCCAACCGTTATCAAGGAGGTTTCTCCAGTGGTCACATACAAGGTCCCATCACTTTTCTTTCTCACGTCTCCCCCTCCAATGTCACTGGGATTAAGAGTCAAGAAATTATTCCCTGAGCCAAAACCGAACACAAGTTTCTCCGGGGAGATAAACACGCTCTTATCCCCCTTGTGCATATTCAGCTCTGGCATACCCGTATTCTGGTTCACGGCGAAACGCATGATCTCTTCCCCGTTATAGGCGATCCTCAAATAACCGTTAGAGATGACAAGCTCCGTCTTAGTACCAAGGGAGTGAAAGATGCCGTTCATGTCCACGGAGCCATCGGTCTTAACTATGAACTTATCATTTACGTTCAAGTTACTTGTTTTTATCGCCTTGGCTATAACGAGAGAAGTGATGAGCAAGTCCGTATCTATCAACTGGGTATTGATAGATGCCCCGTTTATGAGGGTCTTGCCCTTCGCCGCTTGTTCCTTCATCGAGGCGTAATCCGCGTATCCCAATTGTTTGGCCATCTCGTTTTTGTCCGCCTCGGTAATCGTCTCGATATCGGAGATAAAACCATCGGAGGCCTCATTGACCGCCTCCTCCTTGATCTTCTGTTGAATCGCCTTGTTTGCGTTCTCTATGGCCGTGGCAAGTGAGGCATAGGCGCTGTTGAACGCGGAGAACTTACTATCGACAATCTCCTTCTCGGTTATTGTCGTCTTACCGTCCGAAATGGCCGTCTGTATAGATGCCAACAGGTTATCCACCGCTCCCATGAACGTCACCTTGGCGTTCAATAAATCCGTTTTTGGGGTACCTGAAAGGAAAGGGTTGGTATATAACGTGTTGTAGGTTGATTCCACCTCTTTCTTGGTGGCGTTCACCGTATTGGTGTACTTTCCTATGGCCACCGCCTCCGATCTGGAGATAATCCCGTCCTCGAATGCCTCGTCCGTGAAGTCCTTCAAGCCCAAGACATCGCTCTTGGCGGTATTGGCGCTGTCCATCGCGCTCGTAGCGTTCTTGTTAGCCTCATCCGCGGCTTTCTGGGCGTTATCCGAGTATGACTTAAGATTATCCTGTATTTTTTTGTTAGCGTTCTCCACAGCGGAATAAAAATTACCGCAAGCGGTATTGAACTCCGTGTATTTATCGTTTATATCGGCTATCTCCTCTTCCGTGGCCTTCTTGTCCGCTATGGCCTTGTTTACGGCGTCGATCAGGCTATCTATGGAAGAGAACAGGGTTTCCTTGGCCTCTTCCAAGGAGACAAGCTCTGCCCCGTCAAGATAAGGATTGATCCTCAACTCATTATATGTAGCCAATGACGATGCCTTCTCGTTGTTTACGATATCTATATAGCGGGCGATATCCTTGGTCTCCGCCTCCGATATGATTCCATCGGCGAAGGTGTTATCAACGTAATACTTGAAATCATCCACCGAGCCTTGCACTCCCTCGATAGCCTCTTGGGCGGCGGAGGCGGCTTCTTGGGCATTCTTGATGGAATTATTTATGCCTTCCATGTCCGGCTTGTCTGTCAAGTTCTCGAAGCCGGCAGACCCCGGTTTTATGACTACCTTGCCCGTGAATACGTTCTTGTCGGCGTTCGGGGAAATGACCGTCACTTCCTTATTCAACATCGAGTAAGAGTTGATACCGGAATACAGCTTGAAGCACGGAGCGTCATCGTCGTAGGAGGATAGATAAACTACATGCTGACGATTGGTATCCGTCTTGTTGCCTATCGTGACGATCGTATCACCCGCCTTCGGGACCATGCTGCCGGGGTCACAATCATCCATCGACAAGTCTATATAATCACCCCCCAAGCCTACGACCCTGCGCCAGTAATACTGGTTACGGACATTATGGGATATCCCGGTCTTCACGTTAAACTCTCGGCATTGGGCCATGTCATCGATAGCGAACTCATTTACGATCTCCCTCTCCCCGTCGGTCTGCCGGAAATAACACCTGTACACGTTGGTGGT